GGCTGTCGACCAAGATTATTTCATTCCTGTTCGTGATCCAGCACAAGCAAGTCCAATTGAGACATTACCGGGAGCGCAGAACTTATCTGAAATTGCCGATATAGAATACATCCAAAAGAAACTTGTAACCGCATTAAGAATACCTAAAGCTTATTTAGGTTTTGAGGAACCTGTTGGTGATGGTAAAAATTTATCTTTATTGGATATTCGTTTTGCAAGAACAATTAATAGAATACAAAAATCAGCAATTTCAGAAATGAATAAAATTGCTATCATTCACTTATTCCTAATGGGGTTTGAGGATGAGATATCTAACTTTACATTACAATTAACAAATCCATCGAAACAAGCGGATTTATTAATGATTGATGTATGGAAGGAGAAGGTAACACTTTATAAAGATATGGTTACTGAAATACCTAAATCAGTACAACCTACGTCCGCTACTTGGGCTAAGAAACACATTTTTGGATTCTCTGATGAGGAAATTAAACTTGAGTTACAACAAATCAGAATGGAGAGAGCGGTATCCGCAGAACTTGACAACACCGCAACAATTATAACAAACACAGGTGTATTTGATACGGTTGATAAGTTATATAAAGCACCGGCATCGGGAGCAACACCAACTGAAGGTGAGGCACCTGAAGGAGGGGCACCTCCAGCACCTGATATGGGTGGAGACTTCGGAGGAGGAGGAGCACCTCCAGCACCTGAAGGAGGGGCAGAGACAGCGGCACCAACGGTACCTGAATCAACAAAAAAAGAAAGATTTAAATTATTAACCGAACATAATGAAGATGGGTTCGATGAAGATGATTTCTTAGAGTTTAGAAAAGTTAATGGAACATTAGGAATAATTGAGGAAGAATTATCTAGATTGTTAAAAGATTAATATTTATTAATATGAATAGATTACAAAAACTCACAGAAAAAAGCCTTAAATTAATTTTAAGGATGATTTATAATTCAGTGGAGTCTTATGGTAGACCATCTAACATATTTGACTACGCTAACGATAAATTAATAAGGGATGAATTAGATTTAATTAATCTTAAAAATCTTGATTATTCTGAAATGAGTTATATTCTACAACTTTACAAATCAAACCCTAATTACGAAACAGAACCATTAAAGGTACCAAAACTTGGTACTTTTGAGGTTAAAACTAGAAGGATTGCGGAACTTCGTGAAAAACAATGGTGGGTAATGGATTATGAAAGTTTTCTTGAGGACCCCGAGGATGTTAATACATTTTTAGTCGAAAACGACGATTATGATTGGTGGGATGGTGAGATGATAGATTCGGAATCCTATGATGAAGAAACTCTTGGGACGGAGATTGATGACGTAAAAAAAATTAGTTGATATTTATAATAAAATTATAGAAATGTTTGGAGAATTAAAATCAAAAATAGAAACCTGTTTATCAGAATCATACAAAAATAAAAATCTTAAAAAAGATCTATTTGTTTTTGAACAATTGGTTTTGAACAATAAAAATATTGCTAAAGTATTTTTCTTATACGATGAACTATCGTCAAATAAAGGTTTGTCTGAATCCGTTGCAAATGAATTCATTAAAGAATCTATTACGGCTTATGAAAATTTGATTAATAAGATTAATCCAAAAAACATTAAAGAACTAAAATCTTGGGTAGGTCACATACAATGTGAAAATACATATAAAAGTATTGACGATTTATTCTCAACAAATGTTTTAACGTTGGAGAACAAAATTAAAAGTAAAAAAGTAATCTTAGAGGGTTTGAAAAACAAATCTAAAGATCAAAAAGAAGTTATTCAGGTTCCGTTAAAATCTATGATTAGTATCGCAAATAAAACGGTTGATAAATTCATTACGTCATTATCTGAGTCAGAACAAAAGGAATTAAAAACTATCTTATCCATACCTAAAGAAACTTTAATTGAGAATTATTCCAAAATTAAAGATGAGGTTGTTAGTAAATTAAACGACCAAAAATCAACTTCAGATTCTGAAACTTCTCAAACTATTGATAAGGTGTTAACTAAATTGCAGACCGAATCATTCAACGAGTTGAATTACTACAAGTTGAAACAACTTAACGAAGGTCTTTAATTCTGTTTGGACTTTAATCTTTGGATATACGACGCTTTTTTAAATTCAGCTCGTTTCTCTACTGATGGTTTTGTAAACTCTTTCTTACCAAAAAGGATAGAACTTTGTTTGGTTCTAATTACTTTTCCTTTAAGGTCCTTCAATGCTTTTTCAATGTTTCCTTTTTTTACTTCTACAAATAACATAAATTTTTAGGTTGTTGATATAAATATAATAATTCGTTATAATTTATAAAAATAAACATTAAGAGTATGGAAAATTTTTATGAAAAAAGGGAAAACTACAAAATTGAGTGGGTATAGAACATTTAAATCACACTACGGCACCATAGATGCCCAAAACCTAAAATCAATTTATGTAAACATCCAAACGTGGGTGGAACCAAAAGACGAAGTAGAGAACTGGAGTCGAGTTGTGCTAAATATGGCAAGATCTGTCAAACATTCAGTTTTAGAAAACATAAACAAAGAAGTATTCGATTCAAAGTTCATAGTAGATCTGGATTTAAGAACAAGCGGTCTACAATTAAAAAAGAAGTCATTTATGAACTTAGAAATTAATTTATTTCTACACGAACATATGGACTTCAAATCCCCCAAGTTAAAGAAGTACGTTAAAAATCTTATCAAAGAAGTATATGGGGATGTATTAAGTAAAAATAAGTTTTTTAAACTAACCCTTACAAAAAACGGAAATCAAAAACCCATAAAGAAAGAAACTGAAAGTATTTAGTATTTATATATAAAATATTAAATGAAAGATTTAAAGATATTAGGTCCGAGAGATTCGGGTCGTGGAATTTTGGTTGAGTATGATGCTGGATACATTAATCCTAATGAGAGAAGAAATTTAGATCTTATTAGAGAAAATAAAGATATGTTAGACCACTCAAAACCATTCGAGTTTTACGCGGTTCTACAGAAATATAATACACCAAATAGAAACGGAAGAGTTTACCCCGAAAGAATCCTTAAGAGAGAAGCGGATAACTATAAGAAAATGATTGAGAAAGGAACTTCCCTTTCTGAATTAAACCACCCTGAGTCGTCTTTAATTGACTTGGACCGAGTATCCCACATTATTACAGAAGTATGGTGGGACGGACCCGTATTATTGGGTAAACTTAAGTTATTAACAAGTCCTGGTTTTCACGAAAGAGGTGTTGTTTCCACCAAAGGGGATTTAGCAGCGAATTATCTACGTCAGGGGGTTACTTTAGGAATATCTTCTCGTGGGGTTGGGTCACTTAAAAAGGTTGGTGAACAAAATGAAGTTCAGGATGATTTCGAGTTAATTTGTTTTGACCTTGTATCATCACCATCCACACCGGGGGCTTACTTATTTAAAGACCCAAGTGAAAGAATGAACTACGAAGAGAACTTAGATGAAGAGAAAAAAATACAAGCAAATAGACATATTGGAGAAATGGGATCTAAATCGCTTGACTTAATGAGTAGATTATCCGATTATTTGGATAAATAATTAATTATGGACGAAAAATATTTTATTGCAAAGATCACCACTGACATTGTTGATAATGAATCAGGGAAAGTTAAAAAACAAAGAGAAGAGAAATTAGTGAGAGGTTATAACCCTACTGATGTTGAGGCAAAAGTAACTAAGGTTTACGAGAACTACACAATGGATTGGAGAATCACTTCTATCAGCGAAAGTAAGATTGATGAGGTAATCGAAGAATAAGAAGAATAAAATTTTCTGGAAATGGGAAAGGGCAATATTGTCTTTTCCCATTTTTTTTGTCTTAAATGTCCGTAAATGTAATTTTTTTCAAAAGCATAGATATTTATTTGAAAACTATACTAAAGTAAAATATGGCAAATAACCAAAACGTAGTAGAAGAGGCGATTTTTCAAATTAAGAATTTGGAAGAAACTCTACAAGAGAATGCAAAAGGAATACTTCAGTCAACAATGAGTGAGGAAATCAGACAATTAGTAAAAGAATCCCTTAAAGAATCAGATGATGAGGAGATTGAAGAACAAGATGAACCCGTAATAGGTGGCGAAGCAGAACTTGATGATGAGAGTGAAGTTGAGGATGAAGACATCGATGATGAGATGGAAGATGAAGATGAAATGGAGTTTGACGACGAAATGGAAGATGAAGATGATATGGATGACGAGATGGATGACGAGATGGAATTTGATGACGAAGAAACTATCGATATGACAGATGCGTCTGACGATGAGGTTTTAAGAGTTTTTAAAGCTATGGGTGATGAAGATGGAATTGTTGTTAAAAAAGAAGGTGATAAAATTCACTTTACGGACGGCGATGATGAATATATGATCCAATTGGGAGAATCAGAAATGGAAGATGAATTATACGAAATGGATGATGAAATGGATTTAGGATTTGACGACGATATGGAAATGGAAGACGGTGAGTTAGATGAATTTTCTTGGGGTGGAGCTGCAGCTGGAGCAATCAAAGGAGGATTTGGACTTGACGAGGAAATGGAAATGGAAGACGAAGAGGAAGAAACAATCTATGAAATCGAAATGGATGACGAAGACGAAATGGGCTTCGAAGAAGAAATGATGGAAGAAGAGGAAGAAGTTGACTTTGAGGAGGAAATGATGGAAGAAGACGAAATGGACTTCGAAGAAGAAATGATGGAAGAAGATGACGATATGGATTCTATTATGGAAGCAATCAAAAAGGCAATTACACCTAAAGGTGTTGGAATCGGTAAAGGACCTAAATTCAATTACGATAAAAAACCTAACCAAAACTTACCTGTAACGAAACAAAAAGAAGCTTTCGGAAAAGGGACTAAGGCTGTTGGTACAGGTAAAGCGAAATTCGAATACAAAGAGGAAAAAAACTTTGGTTCAAACAAACACGAGTACAAACGTAAAAAAGTAGACGGAGTTGAGAAAAAAGCTGGTGACGATAACGGTCATTACAAAACTTACGAAAAAAGAGAAACTAAAGAAGCTTCAAGAACTTATGGTAATGGATCTAAAGATGGAAGTCGCGGACTTAGAAAAGCTAAAACTAACAACAGAAACTACCAATATAATCCATTTAAAGTTACTGAATCTGCAAATCAAAATGAAGTAAACTTATTAAGAGAGAAAAATGAAGAATACAAAAAAGCTCTTGATTTGTTTAGAACTAAATTGAATGAGGTTGCAACGTTCAACTCTAATTTGGCTTACGCTACTCGTTTGTTTACAGAACATTCAACAACTAAACAAGAAAAAATAAATATTCTTAGAAGATTTGATAATGTTGAATCTTTAAAAGAATCTAAAAATCTTTACAGAACTATTAAGAATGAGTTATCATCTACAGGTTCTAACGGAGAACAAAAATTAACTGAATCAATCGAAAGAAGTGTTAATAAAACCGTTTCTACAGGATCGGCAACAAACTTGATTGAATCAAAAACTTATGAAAATCCTCAATTCTTAAGAATGAAGGATCTAATGGGAAAACTTTAATAAACAATAAACACAAATAATAAAAAAACCAAAAAATGGGAGCATTATTAGAATCAGGTCTTGTTGGTAACATCGGGTTAAAACACCTTAAAGTTATCAAAGAAGACACAATTAACAAATGGGACAAATTAGGATTCTTGGAAGGTCTTAAAGGTCACTTAAAAGAAAACGTAGCTCAATTATATGAGAACCAAGCATCTTACTTAATTAACGAAGCAACATCTGACGGTCAATCAAACGGAGCGTTCGAAACAGTTGTATTCCCAATCGTGAGACGTGTATTCTCTAAATTATTGGCTAACGATATCGTATCAGTACAAGCTATGAACTTACCAATCGGTAAATTGTTCTACTTCGTACCTAAAATCCAAGGATATGAGAACGCATCTTCAGAGTACGCTAACTTATACCCTAACTCAGATCCGTCTAACTCAACTGCGGGTGGTGAGCACTTCGCACCTTACGGAGCACCAAATGGTCCGGATAACACTAACGCAGGTTATGATTTAACTGCAGGTGGATACCCATACAAAAAAGATCTTTACGATTTATTTTATGAAGGTAATGAGGCGTCTTTAGATCCTCCAGGGTTGTTTGACTACTCTAAAGGTAAATGGACAGCTGTTACAACTAACGCTACAGTTCAAGCTTGGGTTGGATCTTCATTAGTTGATGCAAACATCGGTTCAGGTGAAATTATACCAAATGGTAACTACAGAAAAGTTATTGTTAAAATGGGTGGATTCACTACATCAGGAGCTGGTAAATTAATCGGACCTGACGGTAATGAGATGGATACAGAATCATTCTTATCTGACCTTAGAATTTACGCTAACAGCGGTTTATCTGCGGACACTACACCTTGTAACGTACTTACAACGACTTACAACAGTGGTACTGTATACGCACCATTATTGTTTAGAGTTGTAACTCAAATTTACGGTAAAGGTATCGTTAAGTATGGTGAGAACCAAGGAACGGTGTTTAGTAATACAGGATCTTACCCTAATAGTCCAACAAATGCTGGAAACGGTGGTAACTACAATGATATCTGTGACTCTAACGGATATATCTGGTTAGAAGTTGATTTATCTTGTCCTGTATGTGCTGATTGTGACTCAACATCATTAGATGGTTACACAGGTACTACATTATTTTCAGGTGGTTCAGGAACATCATTTACGGCTTGGTTTAGAAGATATGCTAACTTAGAATTTGAAGATCAAATTGGTGAGGTTTCTTTCGACTTAGAATCAGTAACTGTTTCTGTAACTGAAAGAAAATTAAGAGCACAATGGTCTCCTGAGTTAGCTCAAGACGTTGCTGCATTCCATAACATCGACGCTGAAGCTGAGTTAACTGCATTGTTATCTGAGCAAGTAGCGGCAGAGATTGACCGTGAGATCTTACGTGACTTACGTAAAGGAGCGGCTTGGCAATTACGTTGGGATTACAACGGATGGAGAAGAATTAACAACCAAGTATCTTACACTCAAAAAGACTGGAATCAAACATTGATTACTGCGATCAACCAATTGTCTGCACAAATTCACAAATCTACTTTGAGAGGTGGTGCTAACTGGATCGTTGTATCTTCTGAGGTTTCAGCTATCTTTGACGATTTAGAATACTTCCACGTATCTAACGCGGCTCCTGACCAAGATCAGTACAATATGGGTATTGAAAGAGTTGGTACATTATCAGGTCGTTACCAAGTTTACCGTGACCCTTACTTCCCACCAAACCAAGTTTTGATCGGACACAAAGGAACGTCATTGTTAGACACAGGTTACATCTACGCACCTTACGTACCATTACAATTAACACCTACAATGTACAACCCATTCAACTTTACACCGATTAAAGGTATTATGACACGTTACGCTAAGAAAATGGTTAATAACCGTTTCTACGGACGTATCACAGTTGATGGAGTTAGAACATTTGACTTGAGAGAATTGAGATAATCAATTATCAATACGGAATAAGAAAAGGTCAGAGAAATCTGACCTTTTTTATTTTATTAAAGTCCTAATCGATTTTGATATTACCTCAGATTCACCTATAGTATAAACACCTTTAGAGTGTGCCGATTTAACAGATTCTATTAAATAGTAAAGTGCGTGATCTTTATCCATAGTTGCCAATATCAATTCTAAGTGATCTTCTGAAAGTAGATCTATAGTGCCGAATAAATTACCATATTTTTCATTTTGTTCTTCCATAACTAATAATTGAGATATTTATTAAATATACAAATATGAATAGATTAAATCAAATAATTCGTAAAGTAATTATAGAGGCAACCGGAGATAGTTCAGGGGGTAGAGGTAGTTATGCACCACCAGTACAACCAGGATTAAGACCATTTAACAAAGAAATGTTACAACCATTCATCCAAGCCGTTTCTGATTACAAAAGTCCGTTAGTACAATATGATAGTTATGATAAGACTTGGGATTTAAGAAGAGATCAAATTCGTGAATTAGAAAGAACAGCATCAAAAATACAAGATTTTATAAAACACAACCCATACTCAACTTTTTCGGATGATGATGGAAATAATCTTAACCAATATTCCGAGGATGGTAAAAACGCATCATATAAAGAAAGAATGGAACCGTACACTGAAAAAGTACCATTTAACGAATGGGTTGAGTTAACACATAAAGATGTCATTTTAGAAAAAACAACTACCATAACGGCTGGTGAATACAACGCCCCTTTGGAAATTGGTAGTTATAAGTGGGAGTTAAGTCAATTAAAACCATTTACTAAAGAAGTTGAGAGTAAGTTCAATAAAAAATCTTTAAAGAACACATTAAATAAAAATATTAAACGAGTTGTTGGTGTTTGGGAAAAAGATAAAGACGGTTCTTATAAAAAAGATATAGATTACCCTGAAACAATTAATGAGGATTTAGGTGTTTGGTTTGGTACTAAGAAGAAACCTAAGGGATCTAAACAACCAAAAGGACCTTGGGTTAATATTTGTAGAAAAGTAGACGGTAAACACCCTCCTTGTGGTAGACCTGATGCCGACAGTAAAGGATATCCTAAATGTAGAGCGGCAGGAGTTGCGGGTAAGATGTCTGATTCTCAAAAAAAATCCGCTTGTCAACAAAAAAGAAGAGCGGAGAAAAAAGATACTCAAACAGGTAAGGGTCAAAAACCAATTATGACATCATATAAAACAAAAAAGGAATCCGTAGATTCCTTAGTTGATAAAGTTTTATTTGAAGCTAGAAACTCGCTCTAATATACTATGTAATGAGTTAGTAATCTGTGAATTAACCTCATTCTCATAATCAAGTCGTCTTTTATCGGTTTCAATATCAAAGATATATGTTAACCTTTGCCAATCTCTACCGTTTAATTTTACATTATAGTTGTATACGTGATTCGTTATCTCAACTCTGTGATCTGACATTGTAATGAATATACCTAATGTGTCATTTTTAAGATAACGTTTATCTGACATTGGTGCGATCATAAAATCGGTATCACGATTGCTTATAACTTTTAAACAAATTTTAAAACAGGTTTTTTCGTATGACACTTCTTCTTCTTGGAAAGATGGAGCCACTCTTGACGGTGACTTTGTCCAAAGGTACATTTTAAGTTTTAATCTACTAAAGAATCGTTTTATTCTGTTTTTCATATCTATATATTGTTTGTGTGTACAAATATAGAGATATTAATTAAATAAAAAAATTTTTTGAAAAAAATTTAACAATAAGATCCTGAACAATGTTTTTTACCGTCAAGACCTTTGATTTTTCCCTTACATACTTGAACAGCGTGACCATTACTATAAGCTGAGGGGTGAACATCGTATTTTGCCTTTGCGGATGCTAAACCTCTTGCACAAAGTTTAGTTCCCGTTTTTTTTCTACCTTCCATCATAACAGAATCCATATCGTTCATATCCATAGACATTCCCATATCGTCTTTTTTCGTTTCGTTCATCATAAAATCAAAAACTTGATCCATATTGTTTTTCGCTTCTGAAATGTGATCTTGAGCCCAATCGTGACCATTATCCAATACTTGCTCAACCATATTAGGGTCTAACTCTAATAACATATCACATTGTCTTTTCATTTGTTCTAAATTTGAGAAGAACATATATCTCTGAGAATTGTCCCTATGACTTTCTCTAATAACTTTTCTAATAATTCGATCTAATCTATCCATATCGTTAAGAATATAATCCGTTCATTCCCCCTAATTGAACTGCGTTCTCTTGTATAACTGGTTGACCATTAAGTCCTGTCCATATTGGGTGAGGAGGCTCAACCGTAAAAGTACTTCCACTACAAGTAACACAAACCTCATAAGGTTCGTTTGCCATTATTGTTATTGTTGTTGCACTTAAACAGTCGTAACAACTTTCATATTCTGTTGCTGCGGTGTAGTTGGCAGTCCCAAGAGTTGTTGACCCCACAATACCACATACTACTTGACCTGTAGACCCTGTCGCTGAAAATGCAGCACCTACGGTGGGAGAATCCCTATTAAATTCAACAAGTATCACCTCATCATTTACACATAATTTAAGTTCGTAAATCATTTCTTTTTTTTATATAAATAGTTTATCATTCCACTTTCTCGTTTACTATTTGGAAATTAATCTGTTGTTTGTAAACATTAACCTGTCCTGACGTTGTAACTTTAAGATCAACAAAGTATTCATTAGGGATTTTATCCCTCGTGTCAAATATGAAATAGTACTCATTAGGGGTTCTATTTAAGTTAGTCCAATTCTGAACGATAACTTCCGTTTGACCTTCTCTAACATAAACTCTATACTGACCATCAATATTAGGTAGTTGTTTATTTGTTGTATAAGCTTGTTTTATTATGACACCAACTTTACGAATATCCGTATTTAAGATTTTTTCATTTTGTTTTAACCCATAGTATGAGAAACCATATTGTGCCGGATCATTTGTGTTTGTTCCGATTTGGATTGATTTCTTAATTGGGTAAAGTGTGAACTCATTTATTTGGTTAGGTAATGAAAATCCGTTCATTCTTATGTTAGACCACGTATCGGTAAAAGTACAAGGTGTTTTATAGCCAATAAGTGGTGGTATAACAACCTCATATACACCTTTAGTTCTTAAACAAGATTGTAGATTTTGTAGACCTACTATCGGGGTACCTGACGAATCAGATATTGTAACCAAAGGTGGTTGATCTAAATTTTTAAAATCCCCATCTTCATATATGTATAAGTACAATTTATTGACTTTACCCATTGAGAAGTTATTCCTATCATCCTCGATGATGTCATTATAATTTGTTAACAAATATGGTTCGTAAAAAGTTTGAGTATGTCTTGTAAAGAAACCAACTGAGTAACTTCCTGAAGTACCAACAAGGTTCTCAACGTCAGGTAAGTAAGCGATACCCCAACCTGCGGGATCTACTATTCCACCCAACAATAATTGATTAATCTCATCGGTCATATCAAATTCAATATCCTCATTACCAAATTCAAAATGTTGAATGTCAACAATTGTTAAACCTGAGAAAGGTACAGGACCGATATTCATATTATTGTATATTCCCGGTTGTTCCCAAGTATCTATGGTTGTTGTTTGGAACCAGTTAGATGGTCTAAGAGAGAAAGCCTTATTAGGTAATAATTGATCAGGTACGTCATAAAAATCATACCCCACACCCTCATCCCAATATTGTGGTTGTGCGGGATCAAGATCTTTTGGTGGTATTCTAAATAAAATTAAATCAAAAGAGGTTGCTCTCATACTTCCATCGGGCATCGACGTATTTAGTAAATCCATACTAAAAGCCGAAGTGTTGGTCATTTTTAGTGTATGAGTCATATTATCCGTACAACCTGTTGATATTACACCTGTTGCTAATTTTTCTCTAAGTAAAGTTAGATCTAAATCAAAGATAAAACGAGAGTAACCAATAGGGTTCGCCAGACCTCCATCACCATAATACAATTGCATAACGGGATTTCTTCCAGTGTTCACATAACTATTGAATACTATTGTGTTGTTTCTACTAAAGTAGGAGTTATTAATTGACATTACTTTTTCTTTATAAATATCAATTAAGTCGAATATTTTGATTTAATATTGAATTGTCAGCATCTTGTAGAATTTTTCTGATTTCTTCTAGTTTAGTTCCATCAACTCCGATCGGAATTGGGGCTTCATTTATGTTGTGTACGTGTGACCCTAAGAAATCAACAATCAACTTTAATAATTTCATTAACTCATTACCTCTTACCATTGGATCCGTATTTTGAAGGATATTTTCGGTAAAGTATGGTTGTGGAATTCCGTATAATGTTTCTTTTGGTTCTAAAACTATTTTTTGTTTAGATGGGATATCTGACTTATGGGAAAGGAAATATACAAAGTCAGCCGCCACCGTACCATAAGACACTGGGTTAGGATTATAAACACTTTGTTTTAATGTTGCCGTTTCAGGTGTTAATTGTTGTCCAATAACATTTTTAGACCAAACTAACGCACTACCAAATTCTTTATCTGAGGGTAGCAATTTAACTTTCCTGAAGAAGTTGTTTACCATATTGAAGTTAGTCGATCCTGTGGACCCTAACTTATCTATATTGTTCTTTGTAGGCCTAAAATAGAATGGAAATTGTTTTGATAATGTAGAATCGTTCTCAAAAGGGAATTGATCATAACCGTCAATATTAATTTTACCTTGATTAACCCCATCAATAAATTGATTTATTATCTTAACCCCATCATCCAATGTTTTACCTGTAAAGAACAAGCTATATTCAGGACCACTTTTAAACGCATCCAACGGAGTATCCATAAAGATGTCCGTACTTTTAGTTTGGGGTTTTGGTAATAACGAATATAATTTAATATTACCATTGTAGAATGTTGATCCTGTAACCCCACCACCTGGTGTATTACCTGATATTACAATTTCTTCCGTAACTTCCCACTCAACTAATTTTTTAACTAATTGGGATTTATTAGTAAAAAAGGTTTTTTTAATTGGATCTTTTTCGGTTCTCTCTAATTCAAAATTAGATAGTTGTAAAAAACTTCTATTTAGTCTTGGTGTTGGTATATTAAAATTAGCCGTTTGGGTTGGGACGTTTTTACCTGCTCTAACTAAAACTTCGTTTTCTTTTACAATAACGTCAGCGGTACCTCTACCTAAAAGGGCGTTATCCCCTGGTTCTGGATATATCCCTTTAGCTTGTCCCTTTATTACAAAACTAATTGGGTCTTTAATTTGGTTTGCCTGTTTTAAGAAAACACCGCTAGCTAACATCGACTCAGAATTGTGCCAATTCTCAAAAAAGTTATTCTGAGGTCTTGTTACGGGTCCTTGAATGTAAAACTTATTATTATCAGTAACTAATTCTGTGTTGTAATAGAATATGTGAATATACTCCTCTACTTTTGGAACTTGACTGACGTAATAGGGAAGTAAGGGTAAAAAAATTAACGGATCCTTTACGGTCCATATATCTTTTTCTGGATTCCAATCAATAGGTAATATATCAGATTCAACCTGATCAATAGGGAGAGCTCTCACCCTACCTAACATCATTGGGTCTTGATTATTAATTACGTATCCTTGAAAAATTACTTTATTATCCATTATTTAGCCTTTGTTCTATCTGTGTATTCTTTATGTAATAAATTATAAGTGTTTTCTAATTTATCTAAATGTTGAGTAAGTTTTAATAAACTTTCTTTAGTTACATTAAAATCTTCTTGAATAAAGTCCATAGCCAAAGTAAGGTCTTTATTCGATCTATCTTTATGTTCTTTTATTATTTGGAGAATCTCTCCGGCTTTAACTCTTTTCTCGTTAATGTTAAATGAACTTTCCATAAGCGTCTTTAGGTATTGTAATCCCTGATGGGGTTGTAGTTAATGGTCCTATACCAATTGCAACTTTACCATTTTCAGCAATCTCTTTTGAATTACCATCTATCATTCCCTTTATTGATGCGATAAATTTATTAGGACTACCATCTGGCATCGGACCTGTGGGTACTCCAATATCCTCCAAGTTTTGGATAACATTTAAGAACGCTCTAGTTGATGAATAACCATCTAATAGTTGTGATGCCAATAATAATGGTAATGGAACCGTTTGACCCGCATTTGCCAATTTTGATGACTTTTGCTTAAGTGCTAAATTCAGTAATTTCATTAATTCCTGAGTACCTGATTTACATTCCCTAAAGTCTAATATGGCGTTTATCGGATTTGCTAATAATGTAACAATCGATAAAATTAAATTTTCTATCTTTTTTTTCTTTTCATATAAAATGTCACTATTAAGTAATGCCACTAATTTTAAAATTTCTTTTTTTAATTCCCCAAACACTTTTTCAGTAAACTTGGCAATTAATTTAGTTGTAAACCCAATATAGAACGTTTTATATTTTTTTTGGAAGTCCTCCAAATTCTTCACATCTGGTGGGACTTGTTGATTAAGACCATAACCCATCAACATTAGTGGTAATATTGTTTTTGGTGAAAGTACGGTACTTATTAACGCATTTATAAATTGTTTTATAAATCCTATGTTGATCGATGCGTTAAATTCTTGGTCAACAGCGGAATTAATTACATTCAAAGCCGCCTCAAATTCATTTAAATCTTGAGTATTTTCATTAAATTGTAAATTATCTAAAGCGGTAATTAAAGCATCTACATTCATAGGTACCTTAACGTTTTCACAATCCTCAAATTCAACGACCCCCAATTTTATATTTGAGGTGTTCTGTTCAATAATCCTTAATTCAACATCGGTTAATTCAAAAAACGAATCGTCAGCATTATCTATTTCAGATATCTTATCACTACTACCCACAGATATTTCTTTGGTGTTATCTGAACATAAACAATTCAATCTATTGTTAATTGCAAGTGCTTTTTGTAACGATGCAATCTTTAATCCACCTTCACCTTGACCAAATGATATTGCTCCCGTAACAAAGTTAGATAAATACGTAAAGAAAGATTTAAATTCGATTAAATCTATTGATGCGTAGTAATCTGATAAAAATTCATCTACTGTCGGGAACGTTTGTCTAGGTTTTAATTCAAACTTAAAAAAACTTCCTGTTTGAGGTCCATTATTGGGGTCAACATAACTCTCTACGTAACTCATATCAAATAAATTCTGTAGAGATAACCCTAAATAATTGTTACCAGAAACCGATGAATACGATTGGTTGGAATTTTGTGTTCTGGAATATAGTTCTCGATTAAGAGAAAAGGGGTATGTGTTATAATCAATTGGTTTTTGTTCGTAAAATAACTTACCGATTCTATCGGTTGGAGAACTTTCAAAAATACCGAATAAGTCAATCATACTTACTGGTATGTGGATAGTCGTATTAAATTGGTACGATTGATCACCACTACAGGATAATGTTGACTTTATTTCATCAATAAGGAGTTCCGCAATACTTCCTTTAGTTTCTTTTAATGTATTAATAAAAATTCTTTTTACCTGTTTTTCTGTTTGTAATCCAGAACCTTTTAAACTTTTTAATTGATTAACTAAATAAAATAAAAATGGTTCACAAGAGTTATCTTGTTTTACCCTTTTACTTCTATCAAAATTAGATAAAACCTTACTAACCCATTTTTTGTCCTCCTCGAATGAATCACCAGCTTTCTTTTTTAGGTCATCATAACTTTGTCTAAACTCTTTGTAAGATTGGTAAACCGATGTTTTTTCAGAAATCTGTCTTTTTTCGTCATTTATATCAACTGCCATTAATAATTATTTTTTCATTTTATATGAACCATCATTGTTAATGTCTTTTTGTATTAAACTCTGAATTGTTGCATCATCCATATCAAAATCAGACAAAGTAAAATCGTCTTCT